GGTCGCGGCAGCCCGCCCCGCACGGATGTGACGGCTCCAAAACCATTTATGGTCCATTCCGCTGGCATGATTACCTGGCGAAATGTTATTTTTTAACACGAAGCCATTGAAAACACATTATATATTGCTTATATTATAGTTATGACTAACAAAATTCGAGCGGAAACCGATATTAAGCCAAAGATGAAGGCCGAGGAGCTGGCCATCGCCCTTGGCGTCGGTTACAAGTCCATCGCCGCGGCCAAGTCCAAACCAGGATTCCCGGCTCCGGATGGCGGCCTCTACGACGTCCGGGCCGTCTGCGCCTGGGTGCTGTCGTCGTCGTCGAAGCGGTCCAAGATGTGGACCGGCGCCAGCCTCTTGGCCGGCAGGTTGTCCAAGCCCGCCAAACCGTCCAAGCCCGCCAAGCCAGCCGTCGCGCCGATAATCCCCACGCCGCCGTCGCCAGCCGAAGTCACCGCTATTCTTCCCGACCTGCCCCCCGACGGCGACAAAGACGGCGACTTCGGCAGCATCCTGATAAAGTTTCGGGCCACCGTCGACTACTGCGCCATGCAATGCCAGCAAGCGGCGGTTGACGAGGATAATGACGGCTTGCGCGTCTGGCTGCGCACCTGCGGTCAGGCGGTCGAACAGCTACGCAAAGCCGAGCAAAGCGTTCTCGATATTAGGACGGCGCGCAAGGCCCTGCTGCCGAAGGACGACGTCGTGTTCGCCTATTCCCGTCTGTGCGGCAACATCCGTTCCAAGCTCATGCAGCTTCCCACCAAGTTGTCGCACGAGCTGGTCAATATCACGAGCGCTGGACAGGTGCAGCGCATCTTAGACGAGGAGCTTCGGACAATTCTTGAGAGTCTCGCAGGAAATCCGTTCGGCGACGAGTGACGCATTGGCCGCCGCTTTCCGTCCGCCGCCGAAACGGCGGCTGTGGGAATGGGCTGAGGCCAGCGTTGTTCTGTCGCCAAAAACGGGCACGTTCAGCCCCGGCCCCTACCGGACGCGCCACACGCCGCACGTTCGGGAGGTTATGGAATCTTTCCGCGATCCCGACATCCGAGAGATTATCCTGGTCTTCGCGGCTCAGACGGCCAAGACCTTGATCGAGACCATTTGCGCGGCGTGGACCATTGACAACGACCCCGGCAACAGCCTTTTTGTCATGCCGTCGGAGCAAATGGCCAAGAGCTTTTCCGCCGGTCGATTACAGCAGGTTATCATGGATTGTCCGTCGACGGCGGCCCACGTCATGCCAGGTCGTGGCAAGTTCAATCTGCTGGAAATGGAGCTGGATAACTGCGTCATTGCTCTCGCGGGGGCGGGGTCGGCATCGAATCTGGCATCACGCCCCATTCGCTATCTGTATCTGGACGAGGTCGACAAATACCCGCCATCGTTGGGCGATGAGGGTTCACCGGCGGTGTTGGCCAAGGAACGTACCAAGACCTTCCCGAACTATAAAATATTCAAAAGCTCGACGGTGACGACTGAAACCGGAGCTATTTGGACCGACTTTCAGACTACCGACCGGCGGGAATGGCATTGCCCTTGTCCGGAATGCAGCAGTCCCTTTGTCATCACCTGGAAGACAATGGTTATTCCGGACCGCGAACGGGACGGCGTCGAGGTCCCCGACGATGAGCGGGCCGACGGCTGTTATGTCGCCTGCCCGCATTGCGGTCGCGCCATTCGGGAATCGGAACGCCGGCAGTTTTTGGCCGCCGGCTTTTGGAAGCCGACTGCCACCGGCCAGCCGGGCCGGGTTGGCTATCGATTGGCGGAGCTTTCCAGTGGCATCGGCAGGCCATGGCCCGAACTGGTGAAGCTGTTCCTGGCGGCTGAACGGAAATCCAAGAACGGCTACCATGAAGACCTGCGGACGTTCATCTGCTCCGTCCTGGCCGAGCCGTGGCGTGTCAATACCGACACCATGCGCGACATCGGCGCCATTGAAAGCGCCCAGGCCGACTATGCCCGGGGAACCGTCCCGACCTACATGGATGTCACTGGCCTGACCATAGGCATTGACACACAGGATAACGGATTCTACTACATTGTGCGAGCTTGGGGCGGGGGCGACACCATGGAAAGCTGGCTGGTCGATTGCGGCTTCTGCGAGACTTTCGGCGACCTGGAGCGGGTTATTTTCGCGTCCTGGCCTGGAGAGGAAGGAGGTTCGTTTGGGCTGTCCGGCGGCTTCATCGACTCGCAGGGGCACCGCACATCCGACGTCTATGAATGGTGCCGGCAGGTCGGCCGGTCGTCCCGCATCCTGCCGACTAAGGGCGAACGCGACCTGCCGGGCGGCGGTGCCATCGCCTTCAGCAACCTTGACCGCGACGGACGCGGCAAGGTCGTCATCGGCGGGCTGCAACTATGCCGCATCAATACGACGCTTTTCAAGGACTGGCTGGACGGCAAGCTCCGCATCCCACCAGAAGACCCCGGCGCATGGCATGTCTTCGACGGCGTGCCGACTGACTATTGCCGGCAAATGGTTGCCGAGTACCGCAACGAGGAAGGTGTCTGGGTGCCGCGTTCGGCGCAGGCCCCGAATCACTACCTTGATTGCGAGGTCCTTGCCCTTGCCCGCGCCAGTTCCCTGCAACTGAACAAGCCGCGCCGCGCACCGGCGCGCCATTACCACGCCAAGCCATCGACCAGAATTAGCCGGTGGTGAACCAAACCAACAACGAAGGAGAAAGCCACATGACCCTCAAGCCGCAATCCAAGAAGCGAGCCGGCCATCCTGCCATTCCGCCGAAGCCGACCCCGTTGCATGAACCGCCCGCCCGGCAGCAGGAAGCAAGACCATCGAAAAACGGCACACCGATCACCGGCGCCAACAGCATCGCCAGGCACCTTGGGTTCTCCCTTCGCACCGCGCATCGCTGGCGCCATGAATTCGCCGACTTTCCGGTTCATTCCGACGGCACTTCCTGCGTCTGGACGTCCACCATCGAGGAATTGGACGCATGGCGGGCGAACCACGCCGACCTTTTTACCATGCACAAGGAAAGAAAGCCGGAAATCAAGGAAAAAATCAGGCGGTGGTGACAAAAACTGACAAAAACATGAATGATTGTAGTAGCAATGTATTACTTATCAAATATTTGCGTAAAATCATGCCAATTTTGGCACAATATTTGTTCCTGATAAAAAAATGACATATAATATAGTCATGGCAAAAACAACCATGACCATTCAGGAGCAGATAGCAGCCCTTCGCGCGGCTTTGGCCGACAACCGGCTGGAAGTCACCATCGGCGACGCGCGCGTGCGCTACCGGTCGGTTGGGGAAATCCTCGCCGCGATGGAAAAGCTGGAAGCCGTTGCCGCTATTGAGACAAAAGGCGCATCGGGCAGCCGCAATCGCGCCGTATCCGGGAGGCGCTTCCTGTGAAAAGCAACTCCGATAGGTTCATTGAAGCAGAAGGCCTGTCAAGCCGCATTGCCTTGGCATGGGATAATCTGGTAGGGGTTTTTTCACCCCGGCGGCAGCTGGCCAACATCCGGCTTCGACAGCTGGTTCAACGCAGTTATGCCGGTGCGCGGCTTCTTCCGTCGCAGAAAAACCACTGGGACGGCGGAAGCGGCCCCAATGACGACATCCGAGCGGACAGGCAGAAGGTCGCCAACCGCGTCAGGCAGCTGGCTCGTGACATGCCTTGGCTGAACGGCGCAATTGACTCCGCCGTGGCCTACCGCGTCGGCGAAGGGTTCAATTTCCGCCCTGCCGTCATCGGCGACGACGGTAAGATGGACCGCAAAACTAACCGCATCATCAAGGACGCCTTTCTGTCGTGGAGCGAAATGGCTGACGCCAATGGCCGTGACTGCTTCCAGGACCTGCAGATACTGGCCGCCAGGCAGATGATTGAGTGTGGTGAAGCCCTTTACCTGCACCGCTATATCAACGGCGATTATCGGCTTCTCTCGCTGGAGCCTGATTGCATCGACTCGTCCCGTTCAGCGGAGAACATCGACCAGGGAATTGAATTTGACCCGGCAACCAACCGGTTCCTGAAATACCACCTGGTAAACACGTTGTCAACGCCCACGGTGGCCGGTCGCCGGTTCCAGGTGTCCGCCGATAATGTCGTTCACCTGTTTCGCGCCATGCGTCCATGGCAGCGCCGAGGCATTTCGCCATTGGTGCAGACAATTCTGATTGCCGCTGACCTGGAGCAATACCTCTCAGGCGAGCTTTCGGCGCAGCAGATGGCCAGCCGATGGCTGGCTATTGTCACCGACCCAAATGCCGATGGCTTCATGGACGCCGATGGCGTCGACACGTCCATCGACACCCTGACCATTGAAACACTGCCGCCCGGCAAGGCCGTTTCCTTCGCCCCTGGGGCCGACCGTCCGACGCTGGGGCTGGAGACATTCCAAAAGATTTTCCTGCGCATTCTGTCTGTCATCATGCATGTGCCGTATTCGGTCATTGCTGCCGACTGGCAGCAACTCAACTATAATACTCTGCGCGAAGTCAGGAACAACACAGTCCACACACTCAAGCCGGAGTGGTCTTACCTGACCCGCCACTTCCTGAACCCGGTATACCGCCGGTGGATGGACTGGGCTGTGCTTTCCGGCGGCTTGCACCTGCCTGGATACGACCTGCCCGGTGGCCGTGCGAAGTACCAGCGTTGTTTCTGGATGCCGCCAGGCGTCGAGAGCGTAGACATACTGCGAGACATCAAGGGCGTCCTGCTGGCGTCGAAGTCTGGCATGTACGACCCAGCTGACTGGATCATGAGCCAGGGAGAAGACCCGGACGAGGTCATGGCCGGCCTCAAAGAGTACCAGGATCTTCTGGCGTCGTTCGGTATCAAGACGGATAAGGAAGAGTCAGATGCGAACCTCCGTAGCCTTGGCAATGAGAAAAAACTAGGAGAGTCTCATGGATGAAAAACTGCAGCAATTCCTTGGCCTGGTGCGCGATCAGTTCGGCGTTGACATTGAGGCTGGGACAATCGAGGAGGCGCGCGAGCGCCTGAAGGACATGCGTTCGCGGCTGGACGGCCACTCCGGCCGCTCCGCCCTGTCGCCACCCCTGACCGTTGATGAAAAAGCGCGGAGCGTTGATTGCGTCATTGCCACCGAGACGCCGGTTCTGCGCTTCAACTGGAAGACCTGCGATTTCGAGCATGAAATCCTGCTCATGGACGGCTGTCGCGTCGACGAGGTCAAGGACGGTGTTCCGCTGCTTGACTCGCACGACGCCTACACGGCCATTGGCGGAGTGCTTGGCACAACGGTGAATATCCGTCGGGAAGGAGACAAGCTGGTCGGCACGCGCGTATTTACCGCCGTTCAGGACAAGGCCCGCCGTGCATTCGAGATGATTAAGGAGGGGCACCTGAAAAAGCAGTCGCTTGGCTACCGGATTCTCAAAAGCGTTCTCATCCCTCCGGGTGAATCATCGGTTGTTCTCGGAGTGGAGCGCAAGAACGACACCGAAAACTCCATCCGCTACGTCACCGATTGGCTCCCCGTCGAGGATTCCATCGTCATCGTGCCCGCCGACCCGACCGCCGGCATTCGTTCCGGAGGCGGTGAAATTTCATATATTGACAACGAAGCAACGCCCCAAACCCAACAGAAAAGGAACAACACCATGACCAAAGTCAACGAAGAACCGAAGATCGAACCGACGGCCACCCTGCCGCCGGCGAACACGCCGCCAGCCATTGATGAAAAAGCCATCCGGCAACAGGCTGCGGTCGCCGAACGCCAGCGGGTGCTGGAAATCCGCTCCATGTGCGAACGGCACGGCATCCCCGCCGAAAAGGAAGCCGCCTTCATCAAGGGCGAAGGCTACGAGAGCATTGACGCCGTCCGCAAGGCCATCCTTGACCACCTTGGCGAACTGACCCGCGCCGAACCGGCCCCGCCCGCCAGTCGTGTCACTGTCGAGAAGGACAGCATGGACAAGCTCATCCCCGTCATGCGCGACGGCATGATGCTCACCCAGGGCGTCATCAGCGAGAAGGAGGCCGAAGCCGGCGCAAACGAGTTCCGCGGAATGCGCCCGCAGGCGCTTATCGGCGAGTTCCTGCAGCGCCGCGGGGAGACCGTCAAGTTCTCCATCACCCCGAGCGAGCTTTTCAAGCGCGCCATGGCCACGACGGACTTCCCGAACCTGCTTTCCAACACCGCCGAACGCACGGCTATGAAGAGCTTTGAGAAGGCCCCGGAGACTTACCCGCTGTTCTGCGACCTGACAGGCAACGTCAAGGACTTGCGCCCCAAGACGGTCGCCCGCATCACCGGCCAGATTGACCTTTTGGAAGTCAAGGAAGGACAGGAATCGGATTACGTCCACTTCAGCGAGGACACCGACACGGTCCAGATCATCAAGATGGCGCGCAAGGCGGCATGGACTGAGGAGGCCGTCATCAATGACGACCTGGGCATCTTCATGGACGTTCTGGTCGAGTTCGGCGAGGCGGCTGCCCGTGCGGAGGGCGACATGGCCTTTGCCTTCCTGATTGACAACCCCGACATGAAGGACGGCCTCGACCTGTTCTGCGCCGACCACCGGAACCTGGCCGCCACCGCCGCCGCGCCGTCTGAAACCTCAATTCAGGCCGCCATCACCGCCATGGCGACGCAACTGGACAACGACGGCAAGACGCCTGTCCGGATGACACCGCGCTACATCATCGCCCCGGTCCACCTCCAGATGACCATCGCGAAGCTGCTGTCGTCGGCGCAGTTCAACGATACGAACGCCGGCGCAACGCAGGTCAACACGGTATACAATAGCCTGAGCCAGGTGTACGACACCCGCATCGACGCCGCCTTCGCTGCGGCGGTCGCGGCCAAAACCGCCAAATGGCCGTGGTTCGTGGCCGGACCCAAGGGGCGCAGCATCAAGTTCTACTATCTGAACGGCCAGCGCCGGTTCGCGCTTGACCGGTGGGAGGACAAGGACCGCGACGCCCTCGTCGTGAAGCTCAAGCACCGCGTTGGCTGCCATGTCGAATCCTGGCAGGGCCTGTACAAGAACGCCGGCGCGTAGTTCTTACTGCCGCCCTGACCGGCTTTCTGGCCGGTCGGGGCAGCGGCGGAAACCAACCCATTCCAAGCACAAGGAAAGATACCATGCTCAACAAAGTGAACGACGGCAAGACCATCGAAGTGACGATGACCGAAGACATCGCCGCCGGCGGCGTGATGGTCATCAACGGCAAACCAGGCATCGCCATCGCGGACATTCCATCCGCCGGCAAGGGCATTCTGGACATGGAGGGCGGCGTCTACCGCTTCACCCTGGCCAATGCCCTGGCCGCCGACAAGGCGCAGGGCACCCCGGTCTATCTGCCGAGCGGCGCGACCGTGTCGAAGGACGGTTCCGATCTGACCCTGACGAGCGCGGCCGGCGTGACGGAAATCGGCTGCCTGAACAAGCCGGCACCGTCCGGCGCCAAGGAAATCGACGTCCGGCTGATCTAACAGGGAACAGGAGGCGACCGGCATGATTCAATTCATCCGATATGACGAAAAGCTCCCGGTCGAGGAGGTCGACGAGGCGACTGCCGGAACGGTGTATGTCCGCAGCGGCCCGGCCGCCGCCTGTTACATCAAACGCATCGTGACGGCGGCCAATGTGTCGACCATGACGTGGAGCTATGGCGCATGGGCCGACCGCACGACGCTGACCTACGCTGAAATGAACGACGAAATCGCGCTGGAGGTGTGACATGGCCGTCATTTTCGACTACATCCTCGGCAAATTGCGGCTGGCCGACGCGCCCGGCCCGGCCGGGCCGGCCGGGCCGGCCGGCCAAGACGCCACCCTGTCCGATGCCAGCCCGGCCGCGTTGGCCGCGACGGCGGCGCCTGGCACGTCTGATGATGCCGCCAGGGCCGACCACGTACACCCCACGACCGGGCTAGTGCTCGGAACCGAGAAAGGCACGTCTAACGGTGTTGCCACCTTGGACGGCAACGGAAAAGTTCCCCTGAGCCAGCTGCCGGGAAGTGTGGGCGGCGACCCAATTATCGCGCCCTATGAGCACGTGGTCGAAGAGCTGATAGAAACGACTTACCCGGCCTACGGGCAAATTGACTTATGGGTAGAGTTCAAGAATCTGCGTATTATCGGCATGCCCGACACTACCAAATGGCGGCCTTACGACATCCCGGCTTTAGAGGATGGCGAAGATACCTTGCCGGAGGTCAAAAAAGTATGGCTTCCGGGGCGTCTACCCAATGCTGACGTCACCGATTGGGCAGACGGTGAAGGCGCGGTGGCACTGGTACGGCTGGAAGAAGACGATGCGTTGGACCTGGCCTTCCAAATGTGCCGTTCGCGGATGCCGAAGACCTTTCCGGCCTTGGAAGGCACCGGCGAGCCAATCCCAGACAAGTACGTGGATGCCCCAGCCTATTTGTGGCGGCTACTCGAAATTGATGTTGTGAATAACTATTTTTATGACTTCAGCCGTATTCCCAGCCAGCGACGGCTGCGTACTCTCTACGAAGAAAGCGAATACTTTGTCGGCAACGAGGACTATTTGACTCTGGCAAGGCAGTATACAGACCGCTGGGTCCTGGTCAGGCCGTACGTGATACGTGACGATTTCGAAGGCGACGAGAATTGGCCGGCCGCCGATACCGGCCCCCTGCCGCGATATGCCTATGGCCCGCCGGGAAACAACGCCACTTCCGGCAGTGTGCGCGGTTTCATGCCGCCCGTCTTTGACGACCCGCGTTATGGTCAGCCGCTTGACCCGTCGGAGGTGACCTGGTGGGGACAACCGAGGGAAGACGCCTTCGGTCGCTACGCCACCGCCGAAATAAGCGGCAATAATATGACGACGAAAATCGCCACGCAGCAAGCCGCCTGGACCGACCCGTCCGACTTAGACGACTATACGCCAGAGGTGGAGTGCTGGATTTGCGCCAAATACGAAGCTGATAGACACCCATGGGTCAAATATTACCGCTCGCTGCTTGGCGAATGTATGGAAGGCTGGGCTGAGAACCTTGGCGCCGCCCTTGCCGCCCTAGCGGCTTTTTTGGGCCGGGTTTACGAGCACCGGATGCTGACCAATTTGACCGGCGGGGTGACCGTGCCCGTCCCAGAGAACGCCGCCGGCATTGATGTCAGCTACCTTACCCCCAACGCCACCGACCATGCAACCGCCCCCAGCGTCATAGACCCGGAAACGGGCCAGGCGTCACTAAAATACACGACGGTTATGCACGCCAGCACCATTGGCGAGGATGCCGACTACCAGGCTCTTTCGTTTGTCGATGAGGCCGGAAACGCCGTCGATCTCGACCAAGCGGCCTTTTGCCACATCGCTTTGGCCGGCATCCCCGGAAACGTAAAATGGCTGGTGTATCGGTGGTACAATGCCTCCGGCGTCGCTGGCCTCCCTGGTTACATCAAGATAGGGACCGGTCGCGTGATTGGCCATGCGCCAGCGCCGCCGGTTGCCATTGAGACTGGCGAAGAGACCGGTGAATAGACTGGCGAAGAGACTGGTGAAGAGACTGGTGAATCTATTAATCCTATGCCCCAAGTTGACAAATACATAATTTTTAGAATGAATATGAATGGCTGCATTGGCAAGCAACGCAAGTGCGATGCTCCGATAGCGTGTCATTCATGCACAACGCAGATTAACAAAGAGGAAAAAATGAAAACATCAATCATCATCGCGTTTCTCGCCATCTTGTGCATTGCCGCAGGCTGCAACGGCCTGCGTCCGCAGGTCAATGCCGGCTACTACATCGAGAATCTGCCTGACTCGAAAACCACGGTGCTCATCGGCACCAGCAACTCCCAGGCCAACGCCATCCATGCGGCCTTGGGCGACGCGGCCTCCGGCGGCGGGGTGGAGGGGCAGGCCGCCGAGGCAAGCGCCGCCGACCAGACAGCCAAGTCAAGCGGCCTCTTTGTCAACAACACGGTCGGCAACCGGGCCGCTGAAATCGACGCCACCACCGCCCTGGAAGTCTTGAAGAACGTCCGCGGCACGTCTGCCGGTCAGGGTCAGACCACGACCAAGGGCAACGAGTCACCGGCTACCGGCGGCGCGCAGACCCAGACGCCGACCCAGACCGAGTCCCGCACTGTCAATACGCCGGTTGCCATCAGCCAGCAGGGGGCCGTGGCGCAGACAGCCGCGACTCCCGAGGCGACCGGCCAGGCCATCCCTGCCGTCTTTGATCTCGGGATCAGGCAGGCCAAAGCTCCAGTCACCGCCGTTCAAAAGTCGGCCATCGATGCTGCCGTGGCGGCCGATACGGACACCGCCGTGCCGGCCGGACTGGACATGACACTGGCCGAGTGGCGCACGCTCAAGGCCGCTTACATCGAGTGCCCTGAATGTCTTTCCCTCACTGACGCCGAACGCGCGGCGCTCCAAGCCGCAACCGGAAAATAAGGACATCCATGCTGACCCTTCCAGCCAAACAGAAAACAACGACACCGCCGAGCGAAAGCCCGCCGGTGGTTCCGGCGCTGGAAGCGGTTGGCGGCATCCGGTTCGACTTCAACGATGGCTTGCGCGTGTCCTTCCCGGAGGATTGCGCCGATGTGTCGTGCCGATTCATCGACCTTGACGCCCATCAGGTCATTGGCCGGCATGACGCCGTTCCCGGAAAGTCGATTGCGACGACGAAAAAGTACTTCATCCGGCACCGGCTGGAAGTCACCAAGGACGGCAAGCTGGTTTTTGCGCACGACTTCAATGCGAAAGGGCGCGACGTCCTTGTGCGTATCTGTCCCGGTGCCATCGGCGACGCCATCGCCTTCTTTCCGTCCGTTGCCGCATTCGGCAAAAAACACCGTTGCCGCCTGCATGTCTGCATGGACAGACGGGTAGCCGCCATCCTTTCCGGGCAATACCCGGATATTGCCTTCATCACCCCAGAACAGGCCGAGGCGGGCACATTCTACGCCAGCTATCGTGTCGGCCTGTTCTGGGGCGACCGGGACAATTCCTGCCAACCGGTTGATTTCCGCCAGTGCAGCCTGCTTGAACAGGCCGCAAACATCCTCGGCGTGAAGCCGCTGGAAAATCCGCCGGTGCTCGACTTGACCGCGCCCCGCCTTATCAAAGAACGCTACGCCTGCGTCGCCGTGCAATCAACGTCAAAATGCAAAACGTGGTGCAATCCGCTCGGCTGGCTGGAGGTCGTCGATTTCCTGAAAGGATCCGGCTACCGCGTGCTGTGCATTGACAAGGAACGCGTCTACGGCACCGGTTTGACGCACACATTCATGCCGTCCGGCGTTGAGGACTTCACTGGCAGCCTGCCATTGCAGGAACGCGTCAACCTCATCAAGGACGCTGACTTTATGGTCGGACTGTCATCCGGATTGTCGTGGCTGGCATGGGCTTGTCGTGTCCCCGTCGTCATGATTGGCGGCTTTTCGCTGCCCATGACCGAGTTCAAAACGCCTTATCGCGTCATCAATTACAACGCCTGCCATGGCTGCTGGAATGACGCGGCGTGTTCCTTCGACCATGATGATTACACATGGTGCCCGCGGCACCATGGCGACAATCGGCAATGGGAATGCACGCGGCTCATTTCCAGCCTGCAGGTCATCAACGCCATCCGCCGGATTCCTGCTTTCCGGCAAAGCCAGAAAGAAAGAAAAGCACAATGAGCTTGACGACTGACTTCCATATCAAAACGATCTGGTTTGCTATCGCCACCATGGTTGTCGGCTGGTTCGGAGGCATGTCGTGGTCGGTGAAGCAGCATGAAATACTGGCCTGCGAAATGAACCAAATCAAATATGATAACGGTGTCCGTCTGGCCAGTATTGAAACCACCCTGAAGCAGGTCAACGTGTCGCTTATTGAAATCAAGCGTGAAATCCCGAACCTACGCTACAAGGGCGTTGACATCAACGATGGGCCTTGAACCATGCAGACTATCACCGTTATATGCACACCCCCGAATGTCGTCATCCGCTATGGCGAACTGCGCCTGACCCGCGCCATGTCGAACGTCTTTGCGGTGACGCTTGTCGATAGCGCCGGGGCCGCCCTTGACCTGTCCGCCGTCGCCGCGTGGGAGCTTGGCGTCACCGAGGACTTTCTCGGATCGACGCCGCTTCTGGCCGCGACGAACGCAATCACGGCTGCGGATAACGTGCTGACAATCGCGCTGAACGGGCACACGGTCGAAATGGCCGGGTATCTGGACGGCAAGAAGACCGCGCAAGGATTCGCGACCCTGAAGGGCTACGATGGCGCGGGTGATACGGTCGCCGCGTACGTCTGGCCGGTCGTGCTGCAGAACGTCGGCTTTGACGCCGATACCGAGGCCGCGCACGCGGTCGACGGGCTGTTCTACACCGCCGCCGTCATTGACGCCAAATTCGCCGCCATCGGTGACGCCATCCCCGCCGCGACGGAGGGGGCGCGCGGCACTATTGCGCTGGCTACGGCTGAGGAGGCTGCGGCTGGCATGGACGCTGGCAAGGCCGTCACCCCGGCGACGTTGAAGCCGCTGGTGGACGCCAAGGAGTCTGTGGCGAACAAGACGCAGGAAATCGACGCGGTGACGCCCTCCGCCGACAAGTACACAAGCGAGGCCGCCGTCGTGGCGTACGTGGAAGGCGCGGTGACGGACGCATTGGGCGACATCGAGGCCGCGCTGGATGAGCTGATAGGAGGCACGCCATGACCGTAGCCAGCAAGTTACAGGCGCTTGCCGCGATTAAGGCGGCGCAGTACGATGCCATCATCGCCAAGGGCGGCACGCTGTCACCGGGCGACTGGAGCGCGTATGCGGCGGCGATTGCGGCGCTTCCTTCTGGCGGGGGTGCGTATAACCCCGATTTCCCGTCGCCAATTTTCACTTTCTTCCCGTCGGATACTTTTGTCAATGGCGACGAGCCAACCAGCAAGGCGTGGTATGTCCGCCCCGGTGGCGCGGGTGATAAAGACGGACGCGATTGGGACAACGCCTTTGCGACCCGCGAAGATGCGATTGAAGCCGCCGAATCCGGCGACCACATCCGCGTCATGGAGGGGCTGTACTACATCGGCACGATACAGATCCCGAAGTACGGCGTAAGCGAGTATTACGGATTTACACAGGCGGACGGCACTTGGGCGACGCGCAATCCGTGGCTGCATCCGAGTAAACTGGATGCGTGTTTTACCAGCAACCGCTGGCAGAATGACACGGTGGTTTTTCCTCTTGGGCAGGTGGTGGACGGGCTGTATGTCCAGAATGTCTTTGGCGGTCGCGGCATTACTTCGATGCAGGCTGGAAAATTCAGGAATGTATCCGCTGTAAATTGCGACAATACAGGCAGTGCTGGCGGCGGAATGTACTTTGTCACTTGCTATGTAGACGGATGCTTTGTGACCAAGTGCAGCGGCGACAGGGGCGGCGGGGTGCGTCTGGACAACGGAAGCAGCCTTACGAACTGCGCCATCACTAATTGCAGCGGCGACTACGGCGGCGGGGTGTATGCGAACAACAGCAGCCTGAATAACTGCGCCATCACGAATTGCAGCGCCAGCCAGCACGGCGGCGGGGCGTTTATCAATGGGGGTGTGGTCGAACGATGCGCATTGACAAACAATGTCAGTAATGGAACTAATGGATACGGTGGTGGGATATACATGTCCGGCGGTACGATGCGAGGGTGTGCACTATCAAACAATTGTACTATCCAGTACGCAGGACACGGTGGTGGTGCGTATGCGATTGCGTCTACAATACTCAACTGTTTATTTCAAAATAACATGGCCACACACAGCGCGGCGTCAGGCGGCGGGGTGTATGCGACCTACAACAGCCGGTGCTACAACGTCACCTGCGCCATGAACACGGCGCCGACGGGGGATAACTTTTATCTGACTAACAGCCAAATCCTGTATAACTGCGCATCATGGGGCGGGAATATCTACCTCGCACAAGCCAACTACGCCTACAAAATCTACGGTTGCGCTTCTGACAATGCACTGACTGGAGTTTCTGGGTGGGATACTAATGCCGACGTGCAGAACTTCCTTACCCTGACCGACTTCCCGTTTGCCGCGCCTGCCTTGCCGCCGTGGGACGAAAAGGGCGCGTTCAACTACAATCTTTCCAAAGGTGAGGAGTCGCTGGCTTATATCAAGAATACTGTGCTTCCCTCTATGCTCGACGCCCACCTGCCCGCCGGAAGCCCCCTTATCGGCGCGGGCTACTACGCGGCCGGAGTCACCCCGGACACCGACGCCGACGGCAAGGAACGGCCCATTACCCCGTCCATAGGAGCCTACGAGCCATGATAACCACCTTCCCCGCTGACTACAGCACGGCCACCTATGACCTTATCGACACCGCCGGGAACACCTGGCGCTTCGCACAGGACGGCGACGGCTATCACCTGATTTGCGGCGACCTGCGCCAGCCGGTAATGGCCATCGACGGCAGGCCGACATTCTTCGCGCCCGGCTACCGCAACATCAACCTGCACGGGTTCGACATCGACGGCACGCACTACGAGCTTTCCGAGGCTGTTCCAAACGACAACTGGACGCCGCCGCCGGAAGTCACCGTCCCGCCAGCCGACACCGACGCCCTCGCCGCCAAGGAGCGCGCTTTTGCCGCCATGCTGCTGCACTATGCCACCGCGTTCCACATCGACCTCGCCGCGCTGCCGGACATCAACATCGGCGCCATGCTCGCCGCCGCGCAGCAGGCCGGGGTGTCGCCGGAGGCCATAGCCGACGCCAGTGCAATACTGATGGCGCTGTTTAACGACGTGGTAGTGGAAAGCGGCGGCACGTCTGGCAAGGCATGGGAAGGAATGAAGGAGAGGCTGCCGGGGTATCTGGCGGAATTGGTACAGGACTGAACCGGGAAAGGAGAGTGACGCATGGGCTATAGTGAAAGCATGAAGGTATTCATCCCGGAGTGGTGGTACAGCCTGCCCCATGAATCCAAGGTTGCCGTGTACAACGGCACGGGTCCGGACTTCTTTCCGGGCTGGATTCGCGACCTGCTTGACCGTGTGTTCTTTTGGGCATCCGCCGCCGTGCTGGTGCATGATGTGGAATACGCCTATGGCGAAAGCAAGATCATGGCCGACCTGCGGCTGCTGGCCAATTGCATCCTTTGCGGTGGGCTGGCCCCGCGCCGGGTCGTCCTTTCGGCAGTGGCGTTTGCAGCGGTGCTGTTCTTCGGTCGGCGCGCTTGGAAGGAGGGGCATAACCATGCGGATTGACCTTTCAGACGACATCTTTTCTGCCGGGCTGGAATCGCCGGCTGACTACAACGGCGTGCACCTGGAGCACGGAGCCATCCTGTCACGGCGATTCGACCAGGGGCGCCCCGGCGTTGCCGGCGAATACAGGCCGCAAATCCGTGAAGGAGCCGGCGACCATGCGACCATCTACCTGCACGCCGGCGAGACGGTCTTTGTCGCGAACGGCAGGCCGAAGGTTGGCGACGCCATAGCCGTCTCGGAGGAATCCGGGGTATCCGAAAGCTGGAAGGTGCGCGGCATCAAGGGGCAGAAGGCGGGGATTTACGAGCTGCTTTGCGAACGTGACAGGTCGCGGGCGGTTACGACGGACAAGGGCGCGGTCAAGGGCAGCAGGAGGCTTTCAGAATGAGCGACAAACTGACCTATGCCAACATCATCCGGCAGGCGATACTCGCGGTGTCGACTGACCAAGCCACCATTGACTGGTGCATCGCGACCTATGGCCTCAAGCCGTCCGTTCGAAACGACCTCGACCCCATGAATCCGCCGGTGGCGGAGGATTGCCCACTGGTGGCATTCTCGCCGGTCGGCGGGGAGAATGGGCAGGACCAGTCAGAGTTCATCAGGGGCTTTATTGTCCGGGTGGCGGTGTATGACGACGAGGAGGAGGTCGAAATTGACCAGGACAGCAACCGCATCCTGACGCAAATCTACAAGGGCACGGAACGCGTCAGCCACCTTCTGGAAAGCCTGGTTTATCCTGCCTTGACCCGAAGGTTCAACAGCTTCAACTGCCCCATTTCCACCGAGGACGAGACCATTGAGAGTATGCAGGGGTTCCTGTTCCAGGCACGGGCTGGAATGACCGTCCAATTCATCAAGGCCATAGGCGAAGACAGACCCTTCCTTTAACCGCAACGAAAAACGAAAGGCACGACCATGACCAAGGTACTTCAACAGGGACGCGGATACGCGGCGGAGATTTCCGTCGGGTTTGAAAGCGTGTTCAACACCGCAGCCACGACCGCGAACAGGCTGGCGCACAACGGCAGCACCATCACCGCCAGGCGCGACCTCAATCAGCCGGGCACCATCCTGGCCGGGCGCAGTCCCGCCGAGCCGTTCCAGGGGAATGGTCAGGTCGAGGGGTCGATCATTTTGCCGAACGACCTGAACCAGCTGGCCATCTTCCTGAAGGCCATCTTCGGCAACCCGACCTCCACGGAGCCGGACGACGCTGTTGCCGCATCGCAGGTGACCGACAACGAGGACGGCACCGTCACGCTGACGGTCGGGAAAGGCCACGGCGTCACTCAGGGCGCGTACTTCATCATCTATGGCACGACGAACTACAACGGCGAACACGCCGCCACGGCGGTCACGTCAACGACCATCACGTTTGTCCATGCTTACACCGCCGAAGTATTCACCAAGGCGAAGGTGTCGAAATCCGGCTGGACGCATGTCTTCCGCGTTCCCCGCATCCAGCCAAGCCTGACCATCGAGCAGCTGCACACCGACCTTGCAGAAATGTTCCTGTACACTGGCTGCAAGGTGTCGCGGTTTACCATCGGCGCCGGGAGCGACGGGCAGGAGAACACCGTCACTGTCGACATCATGGGTTCCAAGCCGGCGGACAACGTCGCGCCCATCGCCATTTCAACCTTCGCCACTTCCAGCGAGGGGGCGGCCACCCTCATCACGACGGCGACGGCGCATGGCCTGGCCGCCGGCAACCGCGTCATCATCGCCGGGTCGACGAATTATGACGGGTCGTACACGGTCGCCACGGCGCCGGACGGCGTGACTTTCACCATCGCCAAGGCGTATGTCACCGAAACGGTGACGCAGGGGCAGGAGCCTGTCTTGTGCAAAGCGCACTTCGCCGCGCCTAAGAGCCTGCCGCTGAAGCGCCTGAACACCTTCAGCGGAAAGCTGTACTATGACGGCGTCGAGTATAAGGCCGCCAAGTCCATTTCCATGGAAATTGACTTCGGCCTGGACGGTGACCAGCGCGTCATTGGCGACAACGGTTTCCGAAGCGAAATTCCGGAGGGGGAAATCGCCGCGACCACGAACCTGACCGTGCTTCTGAAGGACGGCGGACTGTATCGCAAGGGCGAAAGCAACGCCGACGTCGCCCTGAAGCTGGCGTTTATCGCCAGCTTCGGCATTGGGTCACTCACCATTGACATGCCGGAGAACAAGGTCGCCTTGACGTCGCCGGCGATTGAATCGCCGCGCGGCATCACCCAGACCGTCAGCGCCCAGGCCTATTCATCCGATACGTCGGACAGCGGCTCCGCCATCATCGTCACCCTGATCAACGCATACGCCACCATCTAAGCTAAAAGGAGAAAATCCATCATGCGTGCCCCCAGTAGAGAACAGATCGACACCACCAAGGGAATCGTTGAAATCCGGGCGCTGACCCGCAAGGAGGCCAACGACCTCCAGAAAATCAGTCGGCAGATGAGGCTTGCCGACGAAGAACAGCGCGTCGAACTGGAGGAGAAATCCGAGGCCATCCTGGCCGGTTGCATCGTCACGGGGACGGAGTTCCTTGACGACATCGAGGCCGGCGAGTACATCCATATCATGAACCGGGTCAGCGTCATGTCGCGGGAATACAAGGAAAAAAACTAACGCTCCGCCGCCGGGCAGCCGAGACGGAGGCGGCTGCCAAGGCGCGGCAGGCGTGCCTTGAAATCGATGGCGTGACGTGCGGCAAATGTGAACTGGCGGATGACTGCCCACACGCCATCGAGGATTTCATGGATGACGGGCTTGATTACATCTGGAGCCTGTGGATGCTGTGCCGAACGCAGATGCGGTTCCATTTCGGCGGCGTCGCCGGGCTGGATTATCCGGCGGTCCTGCAGACGGCGGCGGTGTTCGGAATGGACGTGACTCCTTACGACATGTCCGGCCTGCAGGCATTGGAGAACGACGTGCTGGCCGAACAGGCCGAACAGCAAAAGAAGGGTTTTGGCCATGGCGGCGAGGAAGTACACGGTGTATGAAGGCGGGGGCACGGTCGTCGACCTGGTCGGCGACGCCGGGGGCTTTTTTCGCCGCATGGCCATTCTTTATCCGGACTACATGGACCGCTCCATCCGGCACGGAGCATACAAGGCCCAGATGCGGCTGAAAGTGGAGTTCCTGCAGCACGCCCCCGGCGGTCAGCAGTTCCCGGACATCACCCCGGTTCAGAGCTACCGGGCCATCGACGCTTTCAAGAAGCACCGTAGCCGCTACGGGCGCGATCATGGCGACGGCAAACGCCTGCGGACCGTCGGCAAGCGGGCTTTCTTGTCGCGCGGCAGGGGACTGGCATGGGGCATGTCCGGGACGCAATGGCCAGCCGGCGGAAAACTGGCGCAGGCCATAGGCTATTCGCACAAGCGCGGCACCATGACCGCGTCGGTCGGATGGCTGTCCAAGTCGGCGGCAAGGCTGGGGGCGAAGTTCCAGCAGGGCGACAAGGAGAGGATAACGCCAAAGATGCGCGGGCTGTTCCACGCGGCTGGCGTCATCATTGGGAAAAAGAAGGAAATCGTCACCCCGGCGCGTCCGGTCATGGTTCCTTTTTTCCGTAACCGGTCGAAGTGGATACTCGACACCATCCTGAAGCGCCTTGGAACCTACATCAACCGCGACGCGGCCAACGAAACTCGAAAATTCATCAACCGACGGCTGGTTCCAGGCCGCGGCTGGATTGCATCATAAGGAGAAGGCGGCATGACCCAGCAAATGAACACACGGCTGATCATCAGCGCCGAGGACCGCGGTGTGTCGACCCTGCTCCGCAAGATGGGCACGGAAACCGACGCGGCCATTGATCAGTTCAGCCGCCTTGGTACGTCCATCGCCGCCGCCGTCGGCGGCTTCACCGCCGGCTATGGAGTCAAGAAGGCACTTGGCTGGATTGACGAATACAAGATGGACATCGTATCCGTCGCCACCATGCTGACCGACACCGTGCGCGGGTCTGCCGAAGACATCCAAAAGGCGTTCAGGCAGAACAAGGTTCATGCGGAGGAGTTTTTCAAGGTGCTGCGGATGCAGGCCAGAAACAGCATCGCCACCTTTGATGACCTGCGCAACGCCTATCAGATTTTCGGGGCCAAGGGGCTGGCGTTGGAGGCCAGCGCTGAACAGGCCGCGACATTGGCCAACCTGGTCGACCGCATCACCATGGCGACGCGCGGGCAGAACCAGAACATTCAGGTGTTGCAGGAGCTGCGCGCCATCCTCGACGGCAGGGCGCGGCCAACCGACGCCCTCGCCAAAATTTTCACGGCCCGCGACGCCAACTTCCAGAGCACCATCAAGGCGCTGGTCAATTCCGGTTCCGGCAAATCGGTCATGGACTATCTTTCCAGCCTTCTTGCAGATGTCAAGCTGGATGAGGAAATTAAGGACAACCTCGGCAAGCAGCTGAACAACGTCCGCGACGTGGTGCGCGTTTGGGCGCAGGATGCCTTTATGCCGTTGTACGAGGCGCTGACTGAAATCGCCATCAAAATGTCGGCATACCTGTCCAGCGGTGAGGCGCCTTTCCTGAAAGGCATCGAGAAGATGGTCGATTCGCTGTCCAGTGTCACCAAGGAGGCCGCGAAGCTCGGCGGCGCCTTCCTCAAGTCGGACGCCGGCAGCTTCATCGTGCAGGCGGCCCCGCAGATGCTCGCCATCGCATCCGCCGCCGTGCTGGCGTCGCGCGCCCTGGCGCTTTTCAAGGCAGCCGCCATGTCGGCATTGACCGTTCCCGGGATGGCCACGCTTGGCGTGGCTGGCCTGTATATCGGCAGCCAGTGGGCCGAAAAGCAGCAGACACGGGAGCAGGCCCAACGGCAGGAACTGAACACCGACTGGGAATACACCAAGGCGTTTTTCGCCGACGCCATCGACGGCTTTCTGGCCGTCGCCAAGGGGCTGCTGATTGAAGTAACGGCGAACGTCCGCGATCTGATCGTCTGGATTGGCGAAGCCGTCAGCCGGATTCCGGCGGCGGTGTCGTTTTCTTTCAACACCGTCAAGGCGAACATACTGGAAATTTTCGCCGGTGTCGCGGTATCGTTCGATCAGGCCACCGGCTTCATTGGCGACATCTTCACCAAGGTCTACTATGGCTTTCAAATCCTGTGGGAAAGACTGAAGGAGACCTTCAACAATGCCATGGTCGGCTTCCTTGAGCTGGTGCAGCGCGTGCCGCTCATCGGCGGCAAGGCGTCGCCGTTCATTGCCGGCTTTGCCGAAGGGGCGCAGGGTAGCCGGAACGCCATTGCCGAACTGACGCAACAGATGGCCATGGTTGGCAAAAGTGAAGTATCGCCGGGCGCGCGGGGACTGGCCGAACGCCTGCTGGCGGAAGCCCGCGAAGACCGTGCCGAGGCGTTGCGTTCGCGTGGCGACATGGGCGGTCTTGATCTCAACTTCGGCGGTTACATCCGTTCCCGCGTCGACAACTTCAAGAAGGGTTACAACGCGACCCTGGATGAATGGGAATCACGGCAAGCACGGCGGGCGGCGGGACCGACCATAGACGCCGCCCAGTCCACCCGCGACGCCAACGCCGTCACCGGCAAGCTCAACAACGACGATGCTTCTGTGTTGATCGCCAAGGCCGTCGAGGAGGCGCAAAAGCGCATGGCCAAGCTGGCCAATCAGACCGCTGGGCTGGAGTCGGTCATTGCGTCTTTGGAAAGCGCCACGGTAAAGGGTGGCGACCAGTTCACGGCGGCCATGGCGGCCGTCAATCGCGAGTACGCCAGCTACCGGGCGAAGATCATCAAGCTGTCCGGCGAACAATCGGCCAGCATTGAGAGCCTGACAGCGGAACAGGACGAGCTGGCCAGGCAGGCTGAACAGGTCTCCGGCGAAGACCGGAAAATGATTGACGCCAAACGCGATATGGTGGAGGCGGCCTTGAAGGCGGCGCGGCTTGACCAGGCTATCATGGTCGAAAAGGAACGGCAGGCCGACATGGAGAGGCGGCTTGCAGACGCCACCGGCGAAGCAGCCAATGCCATCCGCGCGGAACTGGCCGAGTCGCAGAAGAAGGCCGGCGGGCTGCACGGCGATGCCGAGGCCGCGCTAACTGAATTGCGAAGCAGGCAGGCCGCCGTGGCCGTCGGTATGCTGGATTCCTTCCGGCGGGAAAGGGAGGCGACCGCGACACGCAGTGAAGCCGACCGGTGGCAGGATGAACTGAAGCGCCTGTCTGATTTCGGAGCCGGCTTGTCGACCGGCGACCGCGCCGTGGATATGCGCAACGCCAAGCTGATGGAAGCCGTTGAAATCCAACGGCAGGTGGCTGATTACGCCGCCATGCTGGCGCCGAACACCGAAACGGCGGCACAGGCTCAGGAACGGCTGAACGCCCTGCAGAAGGAGTATGTCGCCATCTACGAGGATGTTGCCGCAATCGCCGAGCTGAACATCAGCAAAATTGAACGCATGGCCGACCTGATGAAGGAGAACACGGTATTCGGCGGCATTCAAGCTGGGCTGATTGAGCTGGCCGAGAACGTCACCAGTACATTCGAACATATGAGGAACATGACTTTTGAAATATTCAGTTCAATGCGAGACACGATGTCGAATGTGTTTTTCGACAGCTTCACGGGTGAGCTTAAGTCAGCCCGCGACTATTTCGCCGCCTTTGGCAATTCAATCATCAGGACGTTCAGCGACATGCTTGCGCAGATGGTTGTTGACTATATCGCGGCAAGCGCCGCGATGAGTGCGTCCGGCGGAGCTTTGAATTCCGTTCTTAGCGTTATCGGCGGCATGTTCACGGGAGCCGCAACTGGGTCTGCATCCGGCTCCATCCCAGTCGAGACTTCCGGCGGCTGGTCGTCTCCGCCGCCAAACATGGCCTATGCCGCCAATGGCGCAGTTTTTACTGGCGGCTTCACGCCGTTTGCATCAGGCGGCGTCGTCAGTCGACCGACCTTGGGGCTGGTAGGCGAAGGACGATACAATGAGGCCATTGTGCCATTGCCGGACGGACGCGCCATCCCTGTCAATATGCGCGGGGGGGCTGGCGTCGTCGTCAATGTTACCGACAAGACCAGCGCGCAGAAGACCGTTAATAGCTATACGGACGAAAATGGGCAGACTGTCATTGATATTATTATTGACGCGGCGGTACGAAACAGAAAGAACTTTCGCACGACGATGCGCGAGCTGATAGGCGACAGGACGAAAGGATGAAGCCATGGCCATACCGAGTTTTCCGACAGTCTCAATGCCGGATTATAACAGCTACACGCAACGCCTTATCAAGCCGGCCAGACGGACGGAGTTTGATGGGAACGCCGTTTCGACAAGGCCACGGGCAACCGTCACGAGACGGGTGTTCAGCATCGGCTGGAGAAGCATGACGCAGTCCGACAAGGACGCCGTTTTTACATTTTTCGAGAAGTATCAGGGGTTCGCGTTTTATTATACGCCTCCACTGGAAAGCGCTGCAATTCTGGTTGTTTTTGGCGACGACGAGCTTTCTGCTACTGCTGTTTCCAATGACTCCACAGCCCCTGGCTCTCTGCGATGGCGCCTTTCGATTGAATTGCAAGAGATCGGAAATAATATTATTATTGCCAACGAGGCGGAGGAAACGCCATGAAAGCAATAACAAGTGAAGCGCAAGACGACTTAATTAAACTCCACTCCGGAAATCCATGGGTAGAACTTCTCGACATCGAAATGCCGGTTGATTTCACGCCACAAGATAGTCCGGTAAACGAATACCGTTTCATGAACCGGGACCCGCTCGGTCGTTGGCACATCCTGCTGACAAACGCCTTCCAGAATGTCTGCCAGCCGGCGAGCGAATGGAAAAGTGCGAGACTGGCGGATGATGAATTATCTTCGGTCGATGGCTGGCGGACATTCTTCTCGGTGCCATATACCCGTGACGAAACGCAGGATTCGGACGAAAATGGCCTGATTGCCGCCAGAATAGCATTGGGCGACGCGTCCGGCGTTATTTCGTCTATCATGAAACGAACCGCCGGCATGATTGGCCTACACGCCAGGATGGAGCTGGCCATGGCCGGAAGATATACCGTTGGCGCCTATGCCGTTGTTGGCGAAGATACTTTTTTACTGGACGATGACGTTGACGTCGCCACGACATCGGGGAGCGCCCACTGCCCAGGCAATTATGCCATTGTCAACGGTATGCTGTATCTTGTCACTATGGAGGACGGCCTTCCGGTAATGACGCAGGTGGGCGAATCGGATAAATGGACAATGGTGGATGGACTTTATGATCCAGACGAAACAAGGGCAAGTGTCTATGGAATTTGCGACAGCAAGCTGTATGCCGTTGTCGAGGCAACCGAAGAACTGATTTCTGAATCATCTGGATGGGAACGCGTCTATGGCAGGCTGGGCTGGGCCGGTGCGGAATATGCCATTGCAATTAAGGACGGCTCGCTCTTCGTCATCGATGGCAATGCAGCGCCCACCCCGTTCGGGGCAACGGGCGGCTGGACTGCTGTTTCTGGTGGCATTTCTGAACAGAACGGCAACAAGCTCAATTATCTGGCAATCAGGGACGGCGGCTTATACAAGATATGGCTTCCGTATGGCTCACCGATCAATACTGAGCTTGTTGACAGTGGCCCAGGGTGGCAATTTGTCGTGGGATCGTTCGACCCCGGAAACCCATATTATGCCGCCTATGGCGTAAAAAATGGAGAACTATACCGGATAACCAGCGCCGGGGTGGCCCTGCTGGACTCCGGTAACGGCGCCTGGACGTGTTTGAAGGGGAGCATGATAAAAACCAATGTCTGCGGCGTCATCGGCATCCGAGAGGGAAATCTGGTAATGTCAGTAGGCGACCCTGAATACTTCAAAATCATGGTTGACTCATCCCGGACATGGACGGACGCATACTGCAATGAGCAGATTGGAGAGTTTTTCGCCTATGCCATCGGCGACGGCGAGCTGTTCGGCGTTGATCTGCTTCTCGAAACAGGCGAGGAAGGCTACTACTACTATCCCGTCGTCCAACGCATCGGGTCAGATGGAGGATGGATAAAGACGGGAGCGCAAGGCGATAAAGTAGAGGGTAATTGGGGTGCTGTCAATATTTCACTTCGCCGCATGGCCGGAACGACCAGCAGCGAAGAGGTGTTTGGAAATGATTTTTTGTCTTGTCTTGAATCGGAAGTCATCCACGACTTCCAGGTTGTGCGTTCGTCTCATGACCGGACACGGTTTAATATTGAGCTGTCGAGCCATACGCCAATGAACCGGCGATTCCCGCCAAGGGTCATGCTAAAGGCCACTTGCCAGTGGGCGTTCAGGGGGCCGGAATGTGGATATGATGGCGGAGAGACAACCTGCAACCGGACCATTGCCGACTGTAGGGCGAGAAACAATATCTTGCGCATCGGGTGTTTCCCCGGTTGCGGAAGCGGGGGACTGGCGCAATGAAAACCAGAGTTGATCCGGCGCTGGCCGGGTTATTGCAATGCAAGTACGTTGAAAACGGGCGGGACATTATTCGCGATGGAGGCTTGGATTGCTGGGGTTTTATCCGGGAATGCTGGAAGCGGCTTGGCCGCGGAGATCTGCCATTGAATGCCGTGTCCGACAAAAAGTTTCATGAAATTGCATTTAAGGACGCCATGAATTCACCCGAATGGCGCAAAGTGGATTGTCCGGTTCCGTTTTGCCTGGCCGTGTTTTTTGTTCCAAGATATGGCTACCACGTTGGGCTGGTATTGTCGTCATTGACCCATTTTCTACATTGCCGAGTGCCGATGTCGACTATCGACGCTTTGGATGATGGAGCGTGGGCGCGATGCCTGAAAGGATACTATGAATACAATGCTTCCTGAAAAACACAATAGAATAAACGTCCGGTACATGGAAGATGCCATAGGGTCAAGCGCAAAAAGAATCAGGCGTATCCGCGTTATTGCCGGCGAGTCCATCGAGGAGTCCGTCCGAAGGGCATTCCCAAAATTGACGGCAAAGTGTTTTTCGGTGGATGGCGGATTGGTGCCGCGCGACTACCGCATCACCGGCAAAGAAAGAATCATTGACGTGTGGACGCCGCCAACGGCGCCAGCACTAGCGCTCGTCACGACGTTCGTGGCCAGTATGGTTATCGGAGGTGCGATTTCTGCTTTGACGCGCAAGAAGACAAGGACAAGATTCAAAAAACAGCTGGAGGATGTTTCTGATATTCAATATGGCTGGGACTATGACGCCAAGAACGCCGCCGATGAAGGTGCGCCGGTGCCGGTGCTATACGGCACGCGCATGGTGACTCCGCCGGTAATCCATCGCCGCAATTTTACCGACGAATATGGCGATTCGTTTTTTGTTTCCTTGTTTCTGGTTGCCGATGGAGGAAGCGGCTTCGGCGACAATATTTTTTTCCCGGCTGATGAAAATGGCCGCGTCGTTGCCAAAATAAATCACGCCGATTGGGCCAACTACGTATCCGACAGCCTTTCCGGCGGGACGACAACGTTGGCGAACAGGCTCTTCGCCAGCGGTTCTCCACTGGCGAACGTCTATATCAACTATGGCGCTTCCGGCGGGACATTGGCGCCGCACATGAACAACGGCAATACGGCATTTTCCGACATATCAGCAAATGGCGGAGCAGCCGTTATATCCGAGCTGGCCATCAAGGGCCTAAACAATATATGGTTTAATCTCCCAACGGCGATTTTCCCGACCAAGGTGAAGCTTTTCAGCCATTACGTGCCCGGAATAGCACAGGCCGCGACGAAGTTCTCCCTTTACGCCTTGGACGGTGACGAATATGTCCTTCTTGGCACGACGACATCGTTGACGAACAGCGGAACGGAGTATTGCCTTACCCTCAACCTACCGGTCGGGGAAAAGCGCTACAGCACCTTCCGGCTGCAGTCCTTTGATTGGAAGCGGAAATGGGTTGGAGGGATGGCATCAACTTACGGGAGGATGCATCCGACTGAAGTTGAGATATACGGAGAATCATCCTTGTCCGTGACGACCATGGGCGGTTATGCCGATGTTGATGTTTCACCAGGGAGCTTCGACCAGCAACCGTTTGAGTCGGTGGACGGAACATGGGCGTCATTGTCAGTCAACAAGACGCTGGACGAGGAATGGTTCGTCTTTTCAACAACAAGGAAGGCATATCCAGACCGCATTGCTCTGCAGCTTGAGTTCCCCTATGGACTATACGCCATCAACTCCGTCTCCGGAGAGGTTGAATCGAAGTCCGTAAAGGTCGCGGCGCAGCTCAGGACAGTGGCCGATGACGGCACCACCGGCTCTTGGGTGAACTTCAATTCCGACTTCTCTACCGGCTATATGACCATCACCGGGCAAACTACTTCTGCCAAAAAAGTGTATGTCGAATCGTCTTCGCTTGGCGGAAGCGCGAATCACTACCAGGTGCGAGTCAAGTTTTACGAAAACCCAGGGCCTACATCAGACAATGCGGTTGAATGCATTTGGAACGGCCTGGATGAAGGATGGGACTTCCTTCCGGCATATATCCGCTCGGCAACAGCGTCCTTGAAAATTATTGCAACTAAAACGCTTTCCGGCAGCCCTCCCAAGTTCGAGGTGAAGGCCAGTCGCGCCATCGTCAACGTTTGGAATCCAATCACGGCGATCTGGGAGGAAAAGGACGCGACCAATCCGGCCTGGGCGACATGGGATGTCCTTGTCCGGCCGCGTTTTGATGATAGCGTTGCCACCGGCAATTTTTCAACCAACACAATCGGCGCGCTTGTCCGGGAGAATTTCGATCACGGTCGCATGATTTACTCTGAGTTCGCCGAATGGGCGCAGTTCTGCGAAGAAGAAGGCATCACGATTTCGATGTATTTCGACGGCACCATGACCGTCCGCGACGCGATCGAGTATATCCTCGAGGTTGGCCGGGCCAGCCTGATCAGCCGCGGCAACCTCTTCGGCGTGGCCATTGACAGAAAACTACCGACGCGCGACGAAAACGACGCGCCGGTTCCGTCCTTCATATTCGACGAAAGCAATGTCGTGGCAAACAGTTACAAAGTGTCATATCGGCCAACCGCCGACTTGCCGAACGCGGTTGAGGTTACGTTCTTTGACCGGGATCGTGAATGGCAAAGATTCACGGTGATCGCGCGCGATGATCAGGCCGAGCTTGCCGACGTTGAGCCGAAAACAGTGTCCATCACCCTGCACGCTTGCGACCGCCGCGACGTAGCGGAAAAACACGCCGAATATGTGCTTGGTAAAAGCATGATAAAGCGCGTGTTTGAATGGACTGGCGACATGGATTCGATTCCGCTTGACATTGGCGACGTGGTGCGGGTTTATGATGATTTGGTGACGATTACTTCGGCTTCACTGGACGAAGAAATGCGGCGTCGGTTCACGGGAATAGAGTATGTGGACGCTCGATTTAATTGATGTTTTTACTATTCCTACATGGCCGCCGCGTCAGAAGCCATCGACTTCCCCATGTTCAGGGCTTTCTGACGCGGCGATCTTCTTCTTCCACGGCTTCCCTTCCCTTGTCGGTGATCTTCATTGCCGGCCGCCCCCGGCTCATGTCCACGACGGCAAGGTCCTCGTCGATCAGCGCCGCCAGGATGTGCGGCGGCGCGGTCATGAAGACCTCGACCCCGGACTTCGAGTCATTGGCAAGGCGACGCAGTATATCACTCATCGTTCTTTTCCTCCCACGTCGCGGCAAAATTACATCCTTCGATCCAAAATCCTATGGTATGATTATCGCGGAACTTACCCGCAACCTCGAAATTGGTCATCCGCGCAAGCTGATTCCATGTCACAAAGCAACTGCGGCTATTGATGCCAGGCTTATTCATCAGGCAAAGCTGCTCTGGTCGCGTCCCGTCGGCTGGAATTATCCGCACCAGCAGCCGAATATTATCACAAAGGTCAAAGTCAAAAGGCTGGGAATATTTACACGTCCGGCAATCGCTTCCCGTGCATGTCCCATATGGCCCCCATGCACAAAAACAGGAACCCCTCCGCACTTCATGCTTTAATGCCTCGTATGTTTTCGGCTTCATGGCACACTGCGGACTTAACCACAGGGTATCCACTCGGAGCCGATTCAAGCCATTTCCGTCCGGTCCTCTGCAATCATGGGCTGGTGGCATAAGACGAAAATAGGTATTTATAGAAGTTTTCATTCCCCCAGCCCCCTTTCAATCTCGGCCCATTTCTCCGGCCTTGCAATAAGCGCCTTTTCCAGACTCGGCGCAATCTGGCCGTTCGCGGCCAGCATCCGGTGCGCGTCCAGCCCAAGCAGGCTGGCGATGCGCTCCAGCAGCTCCGCCGACACGCCGACGCGCCCGATTTCGACGTGATACAGGTGGCCGACTGTGATGCCGAGCCGCCGGGAGAAAGCCAGCGCATTGAACTCCGGCATGGTGGCGGCCAGTTCCACGCGCCGGTCACGGATTCGGGTTCCGACCGCAATGCGCGACGCGGCGGCTGTAATGTCGGTGGTGGTCATGAGGCTCCTTTTATGCGTGTTTAATGCGGTCGCGGATACGAATTTTATCCATTGACATAGTTTTACCGGTTTCAACTTCCAGTCTATCGAGCGCTTCAAAGATTTCCGGGTTTTCTCGCATTTCAACTTTCAGCTCGTAATTGTTTGAATAAATACAACCAGCGCAACCCAAATGGCTTGGCCTCCTCCTTGCTGTTTTCATAAAAACACTCACGTATATCATATTGGCAGTCGCCTCGATAGTCGCAACTTGCACACCAGTTATCCATTTTCTCATGGCACTCGATGTGTACCCTCATGCGCCAAAAATCGACGCCATCGGCCCGAAAAATGCGCAAGTGTCTTCCGGTAATCGGCCTACCGCATAAATCACACCAGTATGCTTTTTGCGGTTTATTTATGATTTTTTCCTCATAAACGCTCATGCATCAACCTCCTTGATTTTGTAGTCCGGCGTGATGCTAATCATCAGTTTCCCCTGTCCATTGGCGATGTGCCATTCCATTGTCGCGCCGAAGCTGTCGTCAGTCGTCCACAGATACGCCACGGCGTCGGCTTTGCACACGGCGTTGTACGACAGCCGGGCGTAGCCCGATTGCGCCATGTCGCCGCGCGTCGCCGGATTGATGATGTCGCAGTCATACTTCCTGCGAAGCGCCTCCTCGGCATGGGCGAACTGCTCGCGGTAGTCCGGGTTGCCTGTGATTTTCCCGATGATGTAGATTAGCATGATTCTCCTTTCGCCTTGCGGATGGCGTTCTCAATCGCATCCCGCACGTCTTCATATTTCTGCATTTTGACCTCTCCCCTGGTTATGGCGGTAACGATGAACTCGCGGGCAGCCTCCAGCGCCGCCAGCAGTTCCGGCGCGGCGGCAATGAGCCGGGCGTTGGCTTCCTGTTCATCCGTTAAGTACCGATAAGCACCTGGGCTGCTTTCTTTCCCCCTCCCCTTTTGGAATGCGATGGCATCATCATCAGCCCCGCTCAAACACGTCCTTTTGTCTGTTTGTTTGAGGATTGCAAAGCATCCTGTACGTAAATCAGCAATCCACGGCCCCGGTGTGTGCTTCTGGCTAATGTTCATTGGTTTCCGTCCTTTCGATTATTCTTTATTTTTTCCGCAGAAATCACATAGATAGTCACGCCAATACCTCCTCGAGCGAGATAGGCGACACACAATGCGGGCTGAACCAGATGCGCTCCTTTTTCCTGTTCTCCCGCCCGGTGCCGTCGCCCTGGTTCCCGTACCCTCCCAAGGCGACCCACGACCAAACCTTCCAGTCGAGCATTTCCAGGTCGTCATGCTCCCCCGCGTATCCGCATAGGGCTATCCGATACCTCGGGTTGTCGCCATTATTCACGCACCACTTCCTTACACTCTGGGCTATGGATGAACTGTCGTGCTGGTAAATCCCCTTACACCGAGGCGCGGAGTACGGCGGGTCAAGAAAAACCGCGCAAACCCCATTCGCGGTTCGCCAATTTCCCCCCAGGACCCGCGTCCAGTCGCCGCACACGACCTTAACGCCGTGTAAGCGGGCTTGCAGGGCGCGCAGCCAACCGAGGACACCTCCGGACAAGACCCCCATGTTGCCAGTTAAATGGGGCACTTGGCACTCCCCGGCGGTCAAGACCCCCATGTTGCCAGTTAAATGGGGCACTTTACATTCCCTGGCGGACATGACCCCCTTGTTGTGAGTTAAAGTGGGCAGCGCTGTTTTCTGGGTCAGCCCCGACCCAATCCAAACGCTGGCGCACCAGACATAATACCCGGCCATTTTTGCGTCGTACCATTCCGGGTCGTCGATAAGTCTCTGCCGGAGGTCGTCGTAGTCCGCGTTCAGTTTGTTCCGCCGGGCCATTAGGTCGATATGGTTGCACGGCCAGTCGCAGTATTTGGCGACGCCCTCCGGGTCGGCCTGCAACGCTCGCCAGACATTGGCTATATGGCCATCGTAATCGTTGACAATCTCCCGCCCGGAGGGGCCTCCGGGGCGAGCCAGCAGGACAGCACAGGAACCGCAGAACGGCTCGACGTAGGTCTTGACATCGCCAAACCTCCGCCAAACCTCGGCGGCGACTCGGGACTTCCCTCCAAAATACGGAAATGGTGCTTTCAATTTCATTTATCAACCTCCTTGATTTCGTAGTCCGGCGTGATGCTCATCAGCCGTTTCCCCTGTCCATTGGCGATGTGCCATTCCATCGTCGCGCCGAAGCTGTCGTCAGTCGTCCACAGACTCGCCACGGCGTCGGCTTTCGCCACGGCGTTGTACGATAGCCGGGCGTAGTCTGACTGCGACATCTCGCCGCGCTTCGCCGGGTTGATGA